GCCCCTAAATCTGGCGCCATATTCAGTCCAGAATTTATCTTCATCTCTCTTTTGTTCTGCGTCTAGGAATGGACAGCCCCATGGCAAATTAGGATTTATTTCCCAAGTAGGAATGTTCTTAGCTTGCATGAAAGGGAATTCACCACTTTCAGCTTCCTTGAAGTGCTCATAGAACAAGCCGTCTGTGAGCCAAGGGGAAGATAGCTCCAGGATGCGCCCATTGTCTCCAAACTGAGCGATGGAAGGAGACAGAGCGTCGTAGATGGCTTTAGCGCCACGGTTGGCATCGCCCTCTAGGGAGAATGCAAGCTCGTCAAACACGCACATCACCACTGCCTTGCCTCGTGATGCACGAGCGGAAGCTGGGATAGCCTGAAACACGCAACCATTGCTTATTTCAATTTCAGTGGCAGTCTCCCTGGTTATTTCAGTGCCGAGGGGGCTGTCTAGTACTAACTGGCGAATGTTGTTAAGTGCAATCTTTGCCTGTTGCTGGTCATTGGCAATAGTAACAATGTACCACTTCTCGTTCTTTCGTACTTTACGTTTGTAGCTGCTTTCTAGAACGAAGCAGGCATATACGGCTGCAATAGAAGCCATGAGAGTTTTGCCAGAGCGCCGACCAAGAGCCCAGCAAGCATGGCTTTTACCGCCGCCGAAATATTCATCAAGAATTTCCTCTTGCTTGGGCCATAGCGGAGTATTTAATACGTGCTTAGCAAAATCAGAGCACTTGAGCTTCGTCATTTAAGCTTTCCATGGGGCGGAGATGTTCTTTGGTGACAAAGTATGCAGGGCGACCACGAGCAGGGTCTGCCCAGAATTCTTCCTTCATCGCGTCCCTTCCATAGCACCAACCATGGATGAGAGTAGTTTTATCTTGAATGGTAACCAAGACAAACTTTTTATCCGGGCTTTCATTCCGTTGCACTATCAAATCGTAAGAATGTTTGCTTCTTGTTTTAATATCTATGCCTGGTAAATCATCACTTCCTTTCTTGGCTTGCGTCTCTTTATAAAGAAAATCTTTCATTCCTAGGTGCGACGCTACAGCCATTTCGCCTGCAGCGCCCAACAAGTGAATATCGAGGGCTTTGTTGCCTTTCCATGCGCCACCATTGCGGCCACGCAAGCCCTTTGCTTCATTCACGCCTTGTCGCCTCATGCCTTCTTCCATTGCAAGGCTTTTTTCTTCTTCAGAAAAGACAAACGCAATTGGCGTGGGCATAAAGAAAAAGAGTTCAAGCCCATCTTAGCCATTGTTAGCATAGATGCAACGCACACGAAGCTGAACAATGTCGGAAGAACTGGTAGATCTAGGTCACAATGGCGAGAGTACTCTTCGGGCAGATGGCTTGGTGAATGCTTTGACGGGCATGGGCACTCGTCGGGACAAGAGCCAATACACCAGTTCTACCCCCATCGTCTTTCTCACTCAAGAAGAGCTTGAAAATCTCTACAGCGAGTGGATTCCTAAGCGCATCGTCGATATTGTCGCCGAACAGTCCACGCGCAAGGGCTTCAAAGTGTTGTTTGGCGGCGAAGGGGCAGCGGCAGAAGAAGTGACTGGCATTGAACAAGTGGTTGAGGATTTGTATATCCTTGAAAACCTTGGTCTGGCCTCTAAAAATGCGCGATTGTTTGGCGGGGCTGTAATTCTGCTATATATCGACGATGGTCGTTCCGCTGATCAGCCAGTGGACTATAGAAACATTCGTTCCGTTGAGGGGATGGAAGTGCTAGACCGCTGGCAGATTGCGCCAGTAATCAGCGAAGATTCGCTCTACGATTATTCCAAGGCAACGCATTATCAAATCATTTCTGGCGATCTTATTCGCCAACCACAACTAACTTATATTCACAAGGACAGAATTCTCAGGTTTGACGGTGAATGGTTGCCTTATCGCATTAGGCAGAGGAACTATGGATGGGGAATGAGTACTTTACAAAGTGCTTATGACAGTTTCCGTTTCTATTCAACTGGCATTAGCTCCGCTGCCACATTGTTGACGGAATTTGACATCTTTGTGCATAAACTTCGCGGGCTCTCTTCCATGCTTGCCGCTGGTAAAGAGAAGGATGTGCGTGATCGTTTGGTGTTAAATGATATGAGCAAGAGCATCTATCGCGGCTATGCCATTGATGCTGAAAAGGAAGAGCTTGAGTTTATTAGTCGTAACTTTGGAGGCGTAGGTGAAATCCTAGAAAAGCTTCGCATTGATATTATTGGCGCTTCACAAATTCCTCATACTATTTTGT